CGGGTTCATTTGCGACCGCAGGTCAAGGCGAATGCCACAGACAATAGCACAACTGCGACTAATACACTTGCTCGATTCGAATCTTCAAACCCCTCCTTTATTTGTTTCTTTAGAGTTCCATCTGGATTATGTGTTTTCGCTGCCTTTTGCCATGCCTCTGCCGACATGTAGATAGGATTTCCTTTCGCATCCATTTCTTGAACCCATCGTGTTTGATAGGGAAATCCATTTTGATAATTCACAGGCCCTTTGATCCAAACATCCCCCGTTTCTGGATCAGTTGTTTTCCCACGATCATCCCCAACAGCAAGTGTCTTTTGAACACATTTCGGATACACATACCCAAAAGCAGCGCGTCCAATCTCTTTTGGATTCACTCCTGCCTTTACATCTTCCATCATCCCTGGAGCCAATCCTCGTAATTCAGGAAGACCCATTTCCTTCATCGCCTTTTGTAGTGTTTTTCCAACTGCGTCCCCCTTTGGAATTCCTTCAAAATAGGTCCACATATCGGCTCCATTACTACAGGTCATCCCAGTCTTTGTAAAAAAGTTAATTCCTAATCGTCGAAAATCCATCCCATCCGTAAGACGACTTGAACTCTGACCAAATCCAATTAAATCTGTATAATATCCAATTCCTTTTGCTGCGCTCAAGACATCACCAAAACTATCTCCACGTTTTACACCAATTTGATTTGGTCGAGGAACATTCGCCGCAAAATCATACGATGGTAATGTAAACCCCGCATCATCATCCAAATTAATCGATGGTAAAATTTGTGTTCGTGTTTCTGCTCCCATTTGTTGTGGTAGTCCAACTGATGGTAGAGATGGCGCTTTTACATTTGATGTGATTTGTTTAATTTGGTCCATTGACCACTTCTCCTATTTCGGTTTCCCTAAAAACATTCGGGTAGATAAAATAGATGGAATACATTCTACCGATTGTGAGTATTGAAGCACTCGGTGATTGGGGATTCACAAAATTTGTTCAAGAAGATCGTAAACACCCCTTGTATCGTATTCTTGGATATGTCTGTTACATTGGTGTTCTCGAACTCTTCCAAAAATCAATTGAAATAAAAGGGCTCGCATGGACAAACTCTGCGTGGGATGGATGGTCCAATCTTGCCACTGGTGCCGTTGCCTTATTCATTTTTAAAGAGAAACCAAGTCTCAAGGAATTTCTCGGAATTATTCTTATTTCTGTTGGTCTCTTCTTCCTCGGGACAGATGGAATCGCATCTTACAAATAATTGTATACACTTCAATGAAGTAGAAATGAAAGTTTGGATGAGGATTGATTATTTCCTTGTGTGAGGAATCTTTTTACAAATGTATTAAATGTGCGTGTAATAAAATCAGTTGTCTTAAAATGTGTATGAATACAGACAAGAGGTTTTCCATTAATACAAATACCAGATGGCGATCGATTCGATTGAAATGTCCATTCACTTTGTTTGACACCGATAGAGGTATCACTTTGAAACATTCGCCACCAACCATAATTAACTGTTTCATCAAAACGATAGAGGTGTTTTTCAAGTGTCAAATCTGCCAATTCTTCCAACGCAGCCTGTTCAAAAAAACGAGATCGCATACTTGCCTCTCTCCATTCCTCTGGTATACTCATTTGGTTTGTCCATAAAAATCCTGCGTTAAATTCTCCAAAGATTGCCTCATCACGTTTTCGTATCATATGTGGACTGAGCGCAAGAGTTTTTCCTTGTGGAATTTGCACAAGAGGTCCAAACCACGCAATATCTGCATCACAAAAGAGAACGCCTCGTTCCTTTTCTGATTCTGGTAGATCCTCTAACGCCCATTTCATTAAGTCACATTTCTCAATCGTAAAATCGTGAAAGAAGTTACTCAACCCCTGTTGACTCGGCATTTGTTCCATAGTTTCGCGATTGAGAGCAACATAGGGTTCTAAATCTTGTCGATAATGAATGATCCCTTTATAATGTGCCATTTCAGTCTGAAGCTTTGTTTGAAGTGACTTTGTGCAAAAACAATAGATGGGTGGAAGAGTTTGATTCCAAAGTTGAAGAGTTTCTAGAAATATACTGAAATCGTGATATGCCTTCTCATTTCCCATGACTGCGATTGCAGCTGGCGTGAATAAAATTGATGAATCTTGTTTACTTGTCATAAGTACGCACACTCTACAAAATGGATAACGAATTCTTTATACTACAAAGAGGAAATGCTTCTGGGGGAGGCCCTTCTCCAGAAGATACAATTCTTGAAGCATGGCTTGCCTCTGAATATGATGCTGGATATGGGACCAAGGAAACATTTAAACAATGTACAGCATGTGGAGCCAATGAAGATAGTCTTCTTCAAGAAGAATGTCTTGTATGTATGGCATGTGGTGAAATTCTAGCAAGACCCATTGACTCATCCGCAGAATACCGTTACTTTGGTTCAGAAGATCGAAGTGGAGGAGATCCAAGTCGAATTGGAGCTCCCGCTGATCATCGTCTTCCTGAAAGTAGTCTTGGAACAGTCATTCTTCCACAAGGAAATTATAAAAGTATGGGGAATGTTCGTCGCTATCATCAATGGAATATGCTTCCCTACAAAGAACGTGCTCTTCTTGGTGCTTTTGATCGTCTTGCTCTTGCCGCAAATAATTATGGGTTAACAGGAATTGTTGTGGAAGATGCAAAAGAACTCTATGTAAAGTTGAATGGACTCTGTGATCGTCGTGGTCTTTCAAGAGATAGTCTTCTTGCCTCTTGCGTCTATACGGCACTCAAACGCGCAGGAGCACCCCGAAAGCCACAAGAAATTGGTGTGATGTTTAGTCTCAGTCATGCTACATTTACGAAAGCTTTCAAATTCTTCCAAGAAGTTCTCGCACAAGCCATGCAAAAAGGGCTCGTGACAGAACATTGGACACCCAGTAATCTTACAAGCACACGTGCCGCAGATTATGTTGCCCTTCCTCTCTCAAAACTTCCCATCAGTCGCGCAGATTATAATGCTCTTCTTCAACAAGCACAATCTCTTGCCGAACGAGCCGAAACGGAAGGAATGAGTCCCGAAAATACTCCTCCCAGTCTCGCAGCAGGTGTTGTCGCATATGTATGTGAACACTGGCAAAAAGGTGAAATCCCTCTCGCACGTATTGCTACATCATGTGATGTCAGTCTTGCTACTCTTCAGAAATGCCTCAGAAGACTCCAAAGTATTCTTGATGGATAAGGTAGGATGGGTGCTTCTGCTAGTATAGCACGTGGGTTAAGTCGTCAAGAACTTTTACAAAGCACGGCAAAACCACGTGAATTTACAAACAAACTTTTTCAGGTCTTACTTACAAAACTTACCCCTGAAGATTTTTTGAAACTCGCAAATCCAAAAGAATGTAGCACATTTATTTTTACAATGGCCAATGGTATTTCAAAAATATTCGATGATCTCATGATTCGTCCCACAAAGGATCCACGAACTGGTGTGATTCTCTTCCAAAAAATATCAACACTTCAAGAACGAACAAAAGATAGTCGTGACCTATGTTTAGTTGTTGCCTATTTTTACATTCGTATCTTCCAGATTTTTGGGGCACTTGCCTTGACTGTATTGGATGATCCTGGAGCCGGTCAAACTATTGGTGCCTTACGATATGAGGAACCTGGTCAAGCACCAAAATCTGGATTCTTTGGCCAACGACAACCCCAACGAATTCCTGGCGCACGTGGTGCCTATCTTGTTGGTGGTGCCTCCAAAGAATATTTTCAAGGCGATAAATCACGAAAACTCTATCCAATTCGTGAAATCTTTGAGAATCCAGTATTTGAAGGAGCTGGTCGTGCACAACGTTACGCATTTCCTCTTGTAGGATATCCAGATGTAATGTGGATTCCTACTCGTGTAGAAAGCGGTCGTGACCAAAATCTTCGTCAAGATTTAGGCTCCACACGTATCTATGCCAATATCGATTTGTCTGTTCCAAAACGGACAGCAGAACTCACAAAATATACTGTTAAAATCAGTAATTTTCGTTTATATGAATCTGGTATTCAAGAGAGTCAAATACAATCTGCCAATAAGCGTATTGGTGGCTATTTCCAAACATTTACTATTTCTAGCCCAGATGGAGGACAAACATGGTATGCGGATGGTTCCTCTCTCCCAGATCGTATTGTTGGTGCCTTAGAAAAAGGTCGTAATTTGATTCATGAATTAATTGATCATCCTGAACGAACACTCAAAGATCTTGCGATTCCAAAGGCACAACGACAAGCACTTGGTTTTGGTGATGTTCAACCAGGTGTAGCCGGTCAACAAACCTATACACGTGATCCATTTGCATCATCTGAACTTGAAAATCGGTATTTACTACGCACACTCAAGGCAATACTTGGTCAAGGAGATGGCCAAAAAACGGTTCCATTCTGTGTAGCTCGTGCCCTCCAACTCTTGGACGCAGAAGCACTTGCGTCTCCTGGTCTCAAACCAATGAAATCATACATCTGTAGCACAAAATTCTCACTTCCTTCCTCTGCTCCTACATCTGACCAAAAACTTTCGTCAATGGAAGGTCTCAAAGCAACCGATCAACTCTTTAAAACTGGAATTAAACATGATGAGAAGGGTTCTACAAAAGTGGAAGTAGAAGACGCTGCCGCCTACAAGGAATTCTTGACCACTCTCCAAGGACTCTTTGGAAGAGCAGGAAGTGCGACTCCTAGTCGTTTGGATGATATTCTTGCCAAACGTGCTCCTGAAGTGTGCGCTTCCATGGGTGTCAAACAATATCTTCAAATCCAGGATCCAGCTGCCATCAAAAAGATTGTTGGAGTCATAAAAGCCATGTATGCTCGTCAAATGGAACATACCAAGACGGTAATGAAGTTTTATCAAACACGTTTATTCCGTGTGGCGCAAATCAAAAATCCCGCTACCGGTCAACCCACACAATATGTGGAAATCCATCCTGCGATTCTCAAAGGTGGTATTGATGAACTCGCAAAAGTGAGCGCAGAAGCACGTAACATACTCATCCAATACTACAGTCAATGTGAGAAGATGTATCAAGATGGAATCAAGATGATTATTGACGCAAAGAAAATAGCTGTCTAGATCTAACATGTTTGAAAACTAATGATTGGACGTTGGACAGGAATTCCTGGATCCAATCCAAACAAGGACCACGATGTTTGACCCGCTTGACTCCAAGCGCCATCCAAGTGTGGACATGTGTCTGGCATCTCAAACCATGTAAATGGTGTTTGATCAAGAATTGCCTCTACATTCATCGCTTGTTCAAGCGAGGATTGATGATCATCTGTGCTACACCAATGAATGATTTCACACCATTGCCCCCCTGTTGTTTTGTCAACTTCATATGTTGATTGAAGAACAAGATATGTAGTTACAGAACCAATTGTTCGTTTCCAAAGCATTAAATCAGTTGGAAATGTATTCCCTTGAAAACACAATCCTGTTGGATGTCGTGTTTGCCATGAGGTTATTACAATTGGTGGCCATGTCCCTTTGTGAAGTTGTATCGTTTGATCATTTCTAGGTCCAACTCGCACATTGGTTCGTTGTTGAATGGATCGTCGCACAAGTTTTGTTTGTGTATAGACTGGTGGAATAGGACTTTGAAGCCATCCATCTGTTCGCCAAAGATGAATTCTCCAAGGAAGAGTTTCTTTTGCGACTGTTCGTAATAAACAATTCACTACCCCACGTTTTCTCCAAGATGGTTCCACACATAACCATGTAATGATTCCAACAGAAGTTTCTTTCCATTGTCCTGCGTATACACACCAGACAACTCCAACTAACGCACCTTTGTGTGTGCGAAGAGCAAATCCTTTCCATTGACCTGTTTGAACATGATGCGCAAGAATTGTGGGGGGAATGACAAGTTTCACTGGAGAGGATTGATTTGTAAAATGTGTTTCTAAGAAACGACTCACTTCTTCACATGCGGTTGTTTGAATAGATTCAACTGGACGCCCTGTAGGAGATTGGATCGCTTGTGAAATGAGTTTCGATTGTATAAGAGATGGTTGACTAGGACCTTGTATCCATTCTGCGGCGCGCCGCACCAACCATTGTTTCCAAGAAATAACAGGTGCCTCTGTAAAAAAAGATTGTAGGTGTGGGGGAGATCCACTCATTGGTCGTTATAAAATTGATACTTTAAGACGGCGCACTAAGCAGGTAGATCAATCTTACAATGAATCTCACGATTGAATTCCCCCAGAGCACAATTACTACGGCCGAGTTTTATAGCCCTCGTGGACCACCGCCTCCCATCACACAATCAAAAAAGAATCGATGTGAATGTTGTCGAAAGAAGCTTGGTCTTGTCAACTTTCAATGTAAATGTGGGGGGATGTATTGTTCCGAACACCGTATGAGTGAGAACCATACATGTCAATATGATTATCAAGCAGAATATAAGAAATTACTTAGCACAAATCTTGTAAAAGTTGTGGGGGTAAAAGTGGATACGATTTAGGTATGTAATTTATAATGATGCGACTTGTTGAATATATAAGGAAACAATGGAGGGCGACCATTTTCCCATTAAACGCGTCGCTTTTGGATCAAACCATCGGATCGCATCTTTTTCACGTTTGTCGGCACGCATGCGTGCCCACGCATCTGGATGTTCATGAAGCCATGTAAAATCTTTCTGAGCTGCTTCAATATCTTCTGGATTTACAACTGCTTGAAACAAGTGATATTGGAAATATGTATTGGGTGGATAATCTGGTTCACGACTTTGAACAACAAGACCCGTATATCGCAAGTGTTGGATATGTTTGATTTTTGATTCTTCATTCACTTCGCGTCGCACATTTTCTCCCATTAATTCGATAAGTGGTGCCGAGTCGGGCTTGGCATCTTTTCCTTCCATTTGACCTTTGGGAGGTTCCCATGCTTTTGTGTCTGAATTGGCACCATATCGTTTCACAACTAAGAATCGTGCGGGATCAAATGGTTGTCCAGCCTCATGTAAGAAGCATGCCGCTCGTAAAAACACGCGCCATCCTTCCACAGGATGTTCCACATAGAAGTATCGTTTATGGGGTGCGAAATCAAGTTTGGCCGTCCCTCTTATGAGACCGGGCTCAAATACATTAAAGAGTCCAGCTGGTGAAGTTATCATACCCCTATCCTATAGTGGTTTGTTTATTTACGTTGTTTTCTGGTGGAGGACCGACATCGCATACGACGTCTTGTTCGTTTGGACCCACCTTCTTGAAATCGGATCGCTTTCGGAAATGTTGTTGTGAATAAATCAGATTTACAATCCTCGCGTTTTTCATACAGATACACGTCAAATCCTGCTTGGACGTATTGTTGTAATTCTTCTTTTGTAATTGGTGTGCTTCTTGGATTGATAAGAGAATAGGTTCCTCCAAATGCGATTGGAGTAAGTCCCATGGATTCAAATATAGACTGTCCTTTTGCCTGAAGAAGTTGTTGCTTTGTTGCTTCATTCAATCTGGATTTATTTTTTCGTCGTATGATTGCGAGACTAAATGTTCCAGATTGAATATTAAAATACACCTCGTTTCCTTTTTTGGAACATTCTCCAGCGACGTAAATGTGTTTGGATTTGGAAACATCCGCGAGTTGTTTATGGAGAGTTCCCATTTCAAGGATAGAACGAACACGTCCTGCTAAAAACTTTCCTTTGTCTCCCACAATCCATGTATAAATCCCATCAGGGGCATCTGGAAATGTTGTTACATCATAGTATTGTGTTAAATCGTGTATCGTTTTACGAATGGGAAGGTAACGTTTACGAAAGTCTTCGATTGATACACTATATATCTTTTGAGGACGAGTTGTAAATACATGGACATAATAGGTTGTTCCTGTTTCATCAGTATAGGGCATACACGGCTTCTTTCCCTTGGCATAGTCATATAATACAAGATAGGCAGGATCATTCTCGGTATAGACATCATCATCATTTTCAATCCATTTTGATTTGGGTTTGGTTGATTCTTGTTCGGGTTCGGGTTCTGATTCTGATTCTGACTCATTTGATGCATTGTATTCAGGATATTTGTCTAATGTGCGGAACTTAAAGGGTTCTACATTTCTCGAAACTCCTGCTGCTGCCATATCTACATACTTGTCCATAAAAATTGATGTGTAAGAGTAAGGTGTATTCTAGCACAACAATGTCACTCAAACGAATTCAAAGAGAGTTTGCTGATTTTCAAAAAGATGCCCCTGAAAATTGTAGCGCAGGACCTCGTGGGGATAATCTATTGATTTGGGACGCAATGATTATGGGACCATCAGATAGTCCTTACACAGGAGGCGTCTTCAATCTCGAAATCCACTTTGGTTCTGATTATCCCTTTAAACCCCCCAAGGTATTCTTCCTCACAAAAATCTTCCATCCCAATATCAATACCGCTGGTGCGATTTGTCTCGACATTCTCAAAGATCAATGGTCACCTGCTCTCACAATGAATAAAGTTCTCTTGAGTATTTGTAGTCTTCTCACAGACCCTAATCCAAAGGATCCTCTCATGCCAGATATCGCAAACTTGTATATGAACAATCGTGCGAGTTATGAAATGACGGCGCGTGCGTGGACAGAGCGTTATGCTATGCGTTAGATACACTGGTATTTTAGACCAACGAACATTTCAAAATGTTCGTTTGCCGCGACTGTTGAACTTTTTTTACCTGTTATTCTGCGGGGCTCTGCCCCGCAAAGTGCCGGATTAAAATGTTCAGCGGTCTAAAATGGCAGTGTATCGCAATTGCTAAACATACAATGTTCAGCTATTCAGAGGCAGTGATCACTTCTTCTCAAAAAATAATAAATAACCATACTCAAATCCAACCGGTTGTAAATCTTGAAATCCACTATAATGCCATCCTGCTCGTTTCCCCATCTCCACAATTTCTGAAATGTTTGGCATGTGGAATATATGTTTTTGTCTGCGCACATGATTATTTTTGAATCGGAACGTCTCATAGAATTCTGCCTTTGGATCTGTTAGGGAGAATTCTGCCTCATATTCAAACTTGTCAAATACAACTTTACTTTTCTTGATTCGTTCTTTACTATATTTCTGAAGACTGAATGCCAAGAATGGACTTGCCGATTCCAAAATAGGATCAAACTTGTGTTTATTCACAACTTCTACCACAAGTTTGCCACCAGGTTTTATCCAATGATTCATATGACGGAAAAATTCTTCTTGATTATTCAAATAATAGAATGTAAAATACATACAGACTGCGTGGGTGAATTCACCTGGATTGGCCGCAGATGGATTCACAAGACTGTCTTGTTTCCAACGAATGACCTGTTGTCGTGCTTCTGTAAGTTTTAAAGATGGAATCACCACACGTTCCGCGTGTCGAGTCATCGCAGGAGCATTGTCCAATCCTACCACACGACCGACACCTGCTTTCGCAAATGTAGCTACTGCGTATCCTGTTCCACATCCTGCGTCCAATACAGCCCATTCAGAAAGCTTTGGAGAATCTTTTTTCCATTGATTGACACAATACGCAATCTTTGCGGCGGTTCGGTCTGCTTGATTGGAAAGTTGATCATATACACCTGCGTAAAAATCATCATAAATAAGTTGTGAATCGGTTGTCCATGTATATATGCTATTGTCACCTTCGGTTCCTGTTGTTGGGTTGGGGGCAGCTGCTCCATCTGTAAATCCTTCTTGTAATGGACTTGTCTGAAATTCAGTTGTTTTATCAAGTGCGAGTTGAAACAAGTAATTCACACATAGAAATACAAGTATGCCAAACATTATTTTCTGTGACGTTGTCCACGTCATACTCTCTGTTTACTGCGTCTTGTATTTCTATG